TTATTATTCCTCCTTGTTTTTCAGCTGCTCCAGAACATCCACAAGCTTCTTAGGCAGTGGAAGTCCAAGCATCGCAGCGTTTTCCAGTATGCTTATTCCCTCATTAGCGAGGTAAAATCCTATGACCGCCGACCGGCAGACTGCTCCGCCGCCAAGGACGTGCATATCAAGTATATGTCCTACTGCGACAAGTGCGAGTATAGCGACTTTCTTCGCTATTCCTTTGAATCCTATCTCTGAGCTCAGAACGTGCTGTATCACAGCTACTATCACCCCTGTGATGTAGTCGATAGTCATAAAGGCTATAAGTGCGTACAGGAGTCCGTCAGCTTGTCCCCATAAAAATCCGCATATTGCTGTGATCGTTGCTGTGATTGTTGGTAAAACCTTTTCCATTTTTGCTGCTCCTTTACTATTCTTCTTCATTTGCCGTCCACTTCTCGCAGTTGAGTACTTTTCCACGTTCGTCAATTATCATACAGAGCGTAGACGTTCTGCCTTTATCTCTATAAGCAAGCTCAGAGTGATATGCTGATAGAGCTTCATCGTAGGTTTCCTTCTGATAGATTGCTCTTGCCGGTGTCTCTCCGTTCTGGACGATGATAAGATAAAATTCCATGATATACCTCCTTGTCAGGTAGATGATGCGACCGGTACAAGTGCGATCTTATACCAGTCTCGCCATGCTTCTACGGTGGCTGAATGAACTTTAGTGCGTATGTATATATCGGCTGCGGAGCCGTTATATAGCTGGTGCGTAAGACGCTGCATATACTGGTTTGCACCGGTACGCATTACCTCAAGAGTAAACGTTCCAGACGCCCAGTCAGCAGGCTTGTTAGCTATGGTCTGAGTGATAGCGTTTGATTCGGTGTAGAAAACTCTATAGTTCTCCATGCCGAGCACGTCCCCTGCGTAGTTATTGAGGTCACCGTTCTCCGGTATCGCTGTGTTGATGACATAGCTGTTCATGGCAGATGTATCTGAAATAGTTTGCCATGAGTTCCAGCCGCCTGAGGTTCGTGAACGAATATAGACGACTGCCGTTTGCTGATTAGGATAGCATATCTGATAAGCACGATCATATGCTAAGATAGCAACTACTTCAAGTCGGAAGCTTTGATTTGTTGGACAGTTCGATAGTGTTGCCGCTATCGAAGAAGACGTGCATTTGAAAACACCTGGTGTTTCGTAACTATTAAGGTCGTCATTTTCGTGTATTTTGATCGTATCAGGCACATCCGCAGAAGTCGTGCCGTAGACCTCAGCAAGTGTGCTGTGCTCTGCGTCTGACATAAGGCTGTAGCCTTCCGCCTTGTCGACCTTTCCGCTGAGCAAGTTCATGATCTCTGTATCAGTCATATCTTCAAGTGCTCTTCTGAACACTTCTGCTATTTGTTCCTCCGTCAATCCCGTGTTATATGGCTGCGGTAATGGCATCTTAATCACTCCTATACTGTATATATTTTCCGTCAGCTGTAGTAAGATATTTCCCGTCTGACGTTGTTATCGGTGTTAAAATTAGCGTTTCAAACGCTAACTCATACAGCTGCTCTTGAACTGCTTTGCTCTGCTTGTCTGCCGGACTTCTCCCTGATGTTATCGTGCTTCCTAAGTAGTCAGGACGTGTGACTGAGTTCCTGAGGTTTCCAAGTATCATTCGTGTGATGTCGCCGGTAAGCTCGTCCTTTTCAACCTCTGTTATTTTCTGTTCTGTTTCGATGTCAAGCTCCGGACAATATATGGTGCCGGAATCTCCATAGTTATAGTTCTGCAACTCTAAGAAATCAGCATATCGAGGATCGTTCTTTAGTGCAGCCAACTGCACATCATAGGTTATCTTGGGAACACTTACTTGTAGCCAGAGATTGAAGCCGTCGACCATAAGCTGCTGGAACGCTCCCTCATATTCGGGGTAGTTGAACTGAGCCATACGAACTATAGGATGATGAACTCGTGTTCTTATCCAGCCGGACGTATCCCACACTGACCACATACCACCGTAGTTGTCGTAGCATACAAGATTTGTACAGAAGTCTGTGTAGTCGACTCTTTGACTGATCTTAACCATATCAAGAGAATACCGTAAATAAAACGCATTATCCTTAGCATACTGCATACGCTTATTTATCGAAAAATAGAAGTTATCTCGATAGAGTTCGCCGCCGAATCGGTTGATAAGGCAATTGTCAGCTCCGACCATTGCTGCCCAGACCGTAGTATTAATATAATCTGAAGCATCACATACTGTATCTATGTCTGAATGTCCCTCAAATTGATAGTATTCATAGCCTGGAACACCGACTTTATCATAGCGGCTGAAACAAAAATCGATAAACGCTTCTGCGTTGCCCCCTCTGAACGTCTCATTAATGATGAGCATATCCGCCATATCCTGCGATATGTGCTTAGCGTGGACATACATTTCACGCCCACTTTCACCTATTTCCGGCTCGCTTACATCAATACGAAACAACTGTCCGTCTACTTTCAGCACATTGCTGACGAGCAGATTTTTCCACTTTCCCCAATCATCGATAGGGTGATGCATCTCGATTTCCCAACGCTCATCGTTATGTAGTGAGGTACAGCTTACCGGATCAAGAATTGCAAGACCGTTGCCGTCAAATCCGCTCTGAGGTTCGTGCATATCATATACGTGTATCTGATACTTCTTTTCGAGTGCCCACAAATCGATGCCTCGTATATCTGGCAGAAGATCGTGATATGGGTATCCGTTATTGACTGCCGGATCAATTCTCCATAGAGCGGCAGGATACGGCTTTTCCATATATTTTTCCGGCATCGATATGAAATTTCTGTTCGTTATCTCGCCGTCAATAACATTCCAGTCGTATTCTGTTTCCGCTGATATGTCAGCGTATATCAGTTCCACAGTCACTCCGTCTATCATGTATCCAAAGTCGATAACAAAATATACTGTTGTGCTGCTTGTTGGTGTTATGGATACCGTATATTCTTCGAGCGTATGACTCTGACCTGAAAACAAAGCAGTCTTAGCAAGAACATTATTATCATTAAGTGCGTTCGTATTTGTAGGCTTATTAGCCAAAATAGCTATATATTCCTTGCTATCTCCATAGCCACAGCTGAAACCTGTAGGACTACAGAATTTAAGCTTAAAAACAAGACGTGAATCCTTGACCGCCTGAACGGGATAGTAAAGTCTTTCATATCCTCCGCCGCCTGTATAGGTGAGAGTGTTTCTGCCGGAAGAATACACATTGTCAAACTGTGGAAATGACTGCATATTCTTAGTCCAGTTGCCTATATTTTTGATACTCATATCAGCCTACTCCTATCGGGAAACCGATTGACGCAAGATATGATGCATCAACTATCTGCTCTGATGTTACTCCGACCATACCTGCCGGAATCGTTATTCCTGCCGGTAAAATGTCGCTATTAATCACGTTTTTACCATTAGGGCAAGTTAGCAGTGCCTGTGACTCTGAGCCCGACATATCAGCGTCAATGATGTTATAAGTGCTGCCAGATATAAGATTAATACCATTATTTCCACTTGGTTTAAATTTGCCTTCAATTAAGCAGTTCTGCATAAAGCTACTACCGAATGGATTGTTACTATTACCCTGTATTTTGACGTGACAATACTTAACTGAAGCGTAATTGCTGTTCATTTCTGCTCCGAACACAACCGCATTGTTGTCAGCTCTTACATTTACGCTGCTTCGCATTAGCTTAAATATGTGGTCACTGTGACGTGTGTTCCTGTGGAACAGTGTACCGCTCGACATTATGCCGGATAGCTTGCACTGCTCAATAAGCAACTGACCGTCTGCATAGTAGTCTTCATTAAGCAGAAAAAAGTCACCGCCTTCATGAAGAAAATCAACAATATTCAGCCGTACAATGTTGCACAAACCGAATACAGCAAACGGACTATTAGTAGAGTGTATGTTTTTGATGTTCCAGCCGTTTCCGTTGATCTGAGTGCATCGAATTCTTATCCTCGGAACCCCTTCCGGATAGAGAGTGTTCAGGTCGTAGTCTCCGCCGCCTTGTGGGAAACTCACGTATGCTCCTGACGTGCTGATAGCTGCCGTGAATTCGTCCCACTCATATGGAATATAAGGGTCCGCCTGCGTTCCTGTACCTTGCATCTTACAACCACCTTTCTCTTATGTTTATACTCATACTGCCGACATTGCCATTATGCTTTATGTAGTTCTGTCCGGTATGCAGCAGCGGAAGGTCGTACTTCGACTTCTGCGTTATATCAATTGCCTGTCCATTTTTGAGATAGTACACAACATTTAGATCACTATCAACTACAACTGTATAGCCGTTGGTGACCTGCTCCGTCAGTGCGGAAATCTCAAAATCTTTGCCATTAGTTGTTATAGTGACTGTTGCCGCTGTAGGTACGAATCGTATCTCTGGTGCTGAAAATACTGTACCGGCATTCACTACCTCCATGTAGTCTGTAGCTGATGTGAGCACTACACTTGTAGGAGATACAGCATATGCAAAAGGAAGGCAGGTCACGTTTATAGGTATCTCAGCTGACAGCAAAGCAACAGGCTCCGGAACTAATGGACGCATGATAGCGTCCAGAATTTCATCCGGTGCTGTTGAGATCCACAGTTTTCCCTCTCCTTTCAGCTTGCTGTATATTTCCCTTATTTTCTCCGGACTTGCATCATGCACGTATGTATCTATAGTGATACTGCTGTTCTCATAGTACTTAGACTGCTGCATCACCTTACGTGTACCGCCTGCAAGAGCCATTTCTGCATATTCATTTCCCCATGTAGGACGTATGATAGGTTTTCGCACGATCATTCCAAGATCATTGCTGTTTGTTTCGTTAAATATAAAATAGCTCATTATTTCAGTCCTTTCGCAGAAAGCATAAGATTTTCCTCTGTTGCAAGGTCTTCCGCAAGTCTCCTTATATCGTATCGGCTTGTTATCTTA